TTAAAACTTGTGGTGAGTGTTGATGATATTGCCATTATTTAAGTTCCTTTAAAATCTTAGCCATCTCTTGATGACCTTGAGTTGTAAGTTCAGCATTCATTGTTACTACGTGACTGTTGATTGCTTGTTTAATATGATATAATACTTGTTCATAAATAGCTAGTCTGTATGCTTCAGCTTGTTGTCGTATGTGAGGTGCAGCGTCTGCTGATATTCCACATATTCTCGCTGTGCATCTTTCCGCCCAAAACTCTGGAGTGTGTCCACCTAAATTAGTTGTAGCTACGCCAATAGTACCTAACCCAGCTGTTGTATCTACTTCTATCATGCTTGAGGTTGTCTCCTTATTTCATCATATCTAAATTGATCTCTAGTATCCTTAGCTTCTCCTAAATTTTTAAGTGAAGCTAAAGCTTCCTGATAACGTTGTTCGTAGACTGGGATAGTCTCAAAATTTTTCAAATATGTGCAGGCTTCTACTAAACTGCCATATAACATAGCGTTCATTGCGTTTTCTGATAACCAAGTAGTTCCGCTATCAGAACCTGTGGTCAAAGAAGCTGGTCTGTAAAAATAGTGAAGTTCAAAGGTGAATCCTGTACTTGGGGTAGGAGCAAGAATAAATCTTTCTTGATCAAACTCTGCGTAATATTCAGGTGTGCCTGTGGTTGCGGTTGCGGGTTGGTAATCTCTTATAAAAGAAACATGTTTTAATTTTAAAAAGTTGTAGTTACTATCGCTATCTATAACAGCTAAACTAAAAGGTGCTAAAAAATCAGTAGGCATAGCTAAGTATGTGTTACTGCTTGAACCTGTACCAGTTACATTTTTCCTAAATACATCTAGTTGTACATTTTTTAAAATTCTTTCTTCTGTACTTTCTATAAAATTGTCTATGTTATTAACTAAAGAAGTTTCCGTACTCTCTATGTAGTCTTGTATAGCAGTTTTTAATGTCGATTTTGTCCAGCTCATTTTATTATGTTACTATAGTTACGCTACCTAAAGTAGCTGTTAATTTAATCATTGTAAATTGAGTGCCTATAGTGTTACTGTTTTGTGCCCACATGATAGGTGAACTTACTCCGTTAGAATCAACTGGGTTTGAAACTATAACTTTACCTAAATGTATAGTAGGGGTTGGTTCTGTTGGTCTTGGTTCCCTTAAAGCTTCTGGGTCTACTCTGTGAACAATAGGGTCAAGTTGTGGATGTTTAGGTTCGTAACATTCTTGACAAACTTTTAAGTTATTCCATTCTTTTTTAAGTTCAAGATAATCGCAAACAAAACCACACCTGTCACACCTACCTAAAGATTTTTTACCAGCAGCATACGCCATTAATAAGAACTCCTAGCGGGAGTGAAATGTAAAGAAACCCTATTCCTGTCTTCTTGAGCAGCAAGCTGAAAATCTTGTTCATATTGCTGTTTCAGGATACCAGCTTTTTCTGGGTTCTTTTTTAATGCTAAGTAATAAGCTAAACCACTAGCCATACAAGGAATAAACCTTGAAGGTACTTCAGGATCTTGATTAGAAGCTGATGCGTCATCAATCCTTTGTATTGTGTTAGCTACTATAGTGTAGGTTGAAACGTTATCAGGAGTTGGCCACACTTTAAGAACAGGAGTAGTTTGCCTGTCTAAAAAGATTTGAGTAGGTCTGCCTTGTATTGTTTTGTCTGGTATATTGAGATACTCTGTTCTGCCTATACGTTCTACTCCTAAATCAGTAGAATTACCACTACTGTCGGTAACTTTAACTATAGCAGAAACTATGTCTATATCATACGCATTGAGAGTATAACTAGCTGTGCCTGTGGTGAGACTCGTACTAATTTGATCTATTGTCCAAAGATTAACACCTCTGTTAGACCAATCAGCGAACATAATATTTAATGAACGCCTTGCAGTTTCTGCATCGTACCCAGTTCTTAATTCAATACCAGCTAGTTCGTATGCTTCTTCTATAGTGTCTGCTATACTAAGCTTAAACGTTTTAGTGCCAGAAGTAGCCATTACTAGAAGGTTTTAATTACTGTTAAAACAATAACGTAAGAGTCTCCACTAGCATGTCCTGTAGTAGTCAAGTTTATATCACCTGTTTTACCAGAACCAGATGTATTCTGTATTCCACCAAACTCTGTAAAATCTAACTGATCACTATAGTTTTCGTTTAAATCTAAACAGATAGTGTCAGTAGTAGCATCCCAAAGTAGTTTTATACTCATACCAAAGGTTGTGTAAGAAAGTTTAGCTAATTTACAACCAGTACAAGTTGCACCGTCTGATTTTCTAGTAGCTAAAGCACTTACATCAATTTTAGTTACAGCTGACTCGCCTGTACCGTCTGACGTATTAGTTAATTGAATAACCGCTTTTCTATCATCATCAACAATTGTTGTTGAGGTTACTGCGTCTGCCATAAGTTACTCCTATTAAGCGTCTGCGAATGGAGTTACTAAAGTTCCTGATCCTAAAATAATGCCTTCTACAGCATACTTAGCACTAGCCATGGCTGTACATTTTACAATACTACCAGCTAACCCGCCTTTAGTTGTTCCGTTCATTGTAATAACATCGTTAGATGCACCTGAAATAAATGTTTTACCAGTAGCGTTAGTAACACCAGTGTACAACCCACCCACCAGCTTATCAGTGCCGTCGGTTAGAATATCCATATCTGTTGCTGCTGTGACTACTATAAAAGTAAAAGTAGCACCTAAGTTATTTGACTGGTTAGGGTCTTCATTGCTTCCTGGAGCTGTAGCTACAATACTTGGTAAAGTAAATTTACCGTCTGCGTCGTTACATACAAGAACTTTACCAGCATGATCTGCTACTGTTAATGTTGTGTCTGCAGTTAAACTAACTACGTTAGCGTTACCTGCTGAAATAAATCCTGCTAATGATTGTACAGGACCTGAAAAAGTTGATTTTGCCATAATTTCCTCCTAAGGAAATAAGTTCTACCGTCTTGGCTTGTCTGCTAGGTCAGTCTGTAGAACAAGTTAATATACCCTAGAACTGAATGATATACCTTATTCTGTAAAAAAGAAAGGGAGCCGAAGCTCCCTTAAAAATTCGAAGAACGAATTATGCTCCTGGGGAACCGTAGATTCCACGCCAGTCACTAAAGCCGAAAGAATATCTTTCTCTTGCTTTGTATCTAACGTTACCAGTCTCAAAATCACCTTCCATGCCTGTTGACATAGGAGATCTAACGAAATGTTTTAATCCGTTAGGTGCATCTGTTTTGATAAAGAATGCATCTGTGTCAGTCAAATAATGATTAACAGTATATCCATCAGGGAGCATTCCCATCTGTTTCATAGCGTTAATGTCATTATCAGAAGTACCAACTCTACCTGGAGTTTTTAAAACTCTCTCAGCTACAAATTGTAGTTGAGGTGGTATAATTAGTTTTCTTGCTTGAACATTTACTTTAATGCCTCTTTCATCAACAAATTGTGATATGTCGATCATCGCGTTTTCTAATGAAGTTTCATTAAGATCAGCAGCTGTTGCTGGCTCATTAGATTGATCTCCACCTGATAAGGTAGGGTGATCAGTTGTCATGAGTGGTTTGCCGTCGCCTCCTGGGAAGGAAGTTGAGAAACCATTATTCAGTACATTTGCTGCTTTCACTTGCTTAGTAGTAGCCATTGATCTAGCTAAAGCTTTTGTGTATCTTGAAGATAAGCTGTCATAAAGGTTGTCCTCTATTGCTTCTTCAGTCAACGCAAACGCTAAAGCTACAGTTTCGTGGCTGTACCTTGCTGTGAAAGTTTCTTGTGCTGTATCATAAGTTACGGATGCGCCTTCGCCTTTAACTGGGGCTTGACCGAAACCTGATAACATTACTTCTTCCTCAAACGCTCTGTCTGAATTCTCTGTATCAAAGATTTCAGTATGTTCGTTTTCGTATCTGTCGTACTCAAGACCAAAAAGTGCATTTAGTCCTGGTTCGAGTTCTTTTACTAGTTGAGCTCTATTAATTGCCATTGTATATCACCTTTTAGCTATTGCCGAATGTTGAAGCTGGGAACGTTACATACACTCTAGCGTATTGACCAATAGAATTGTTTGGCTTCTGTGGGAAACCTACTACTGTCGCAATACCACTAGAAGTTGTAGTTGTTACACCTTCTTTTGATCGACCTGTTGAAGTATTACCTGCGGTAGTACTAATAGTATTTGTAGTGCCGATAGATGCTTGAGTAGGAGTCCCAGTAGACTGAGCCTCGTAAACAATATCTGGATCAACATAAACAAATGCTTTAGCATTCGCAGCACCTAAAGTTGCAACATCTGCAGTCCACATGTTTGAAAACACTACTGAACCATCTGTTGCTTGGTATTCTACACCGTAAAATACGCCAAGTGGGGTGCCTGTTGCAGTCCCTTGGATAACCAAACCACTAGAAAGATTAACAACATCACCTGAGAAGATTGATGCGTTAGTTCCGCTTGCTATTGCAAACTCTGAAGGTCTGATTACGCCACCTGACATATGATAAGCTGGTGTGAATCCATCTGGGGCGTTTGTATTTGCCATTTTAATTCACCTTATAAAAATAAATTTTATTAAAGTCCTTAATATAAATTAAGAACCACCTTTACCAAATGTAACCTTGGATGATCTATTAGGAGTACTAATAGGCATCACTTGATTACTTTCTCTCATAAGATCATTATCAACTGCTTGAATCTGTTGGTCAGCTACGTTTTGATAGTAAGCTCTCCTTTCATCAACAGTCTCCTTGGGTATCTTAGCGAGAATTAAGCCACCAACTCCTATGACACCAGCGTGTTTACCATCATCAATACTAGGAGCTTCAAAATCTGGATGATCTTCAGCTCTTACGGGTTCCCAACCTTCACGAATACGTTTTGACATATTCGCTGGATCGTTCTGCCCTATCATTGACTCTCGTATCCATCTGTATACATAGCCCTGCGGTGGGGGAGGTGCGTCTAACAAAGACGGGGGTTGCCAAGGTTTACGACGAGAAACTTTATCTCGACTTTCAGCAGATCGTGGAGTTCGATCTGAGTTAGTAGTATTTTCTTCTTTATCTACCATTTTTTCTACTCCTTAATATGCTTAGCATATTCTTCTAGTGGCACACCTAATCTTTTCGCTATTGCTACTTGACTCGGTGTGAGTTTTATAGTTCTACGTGATCGAGCTCTAGTAGTTCCAACACCTTTGCTAGAACCAGCTACCGTCTCTCTCACTTCTTTTTGAGTATTCCCTAATTTATGAGGGAAAGACTCAGCAAGTCTTTTATCTACTTCTTTATAATATTCATCAGAAGTAGGGTCATAACCTTCACCTTCTGTAAGCTGTCTATGGAACGCAAAAGCTGCAGTTGTCATAGCTAGGTCATCCCCAAACCACTCATTTTTCTCTGCCCAAGCTTTCGCTTTTGGATCAGGCTGTGGGGCCTGTTGTTGTTGCTGGGCAGGTTGAGTCCATTTAGGAGCTACCTGTTGCTCACCTTGAATAACTTCTGTTTCGGTTTCAGCTTCAGGTTTTACCCTTTTTAAGCTTTCTTCCTCGACTGCTAACTTGGCAAGGTCTTTTTGAGATTCTAATAAAGCGTCTGTATCTCCTGATTCATACGCCTTTTTGTATCTCTCCTGTGCCGAGTTTAGTTCTGAAGATACTCGTGTACTATATTCATCATATAGGTTCTTATCGGTTTTTGAAAGTTTATTTTTTGTTTTATTTAATTCATCCTGAACAGATTGAGCATATTCTATGGCTGCTTGTTCTCTTCTTTCTGATTCCCTAACTTTATAAGTTAGTTTATTGATACGTTTTTTAACGCCTTCGCTGTAATCTTCAATCTCGTCTTCTTGAACAGATTTAGTTACTTCTTCTTTTTCTACTTTAGCTTCAGTTTCTTCAGTTTCACTCTCGGGTAGTTCAACTTCAGTCCCTTCATCCTCTTCTTCTATTGCTTGCATAGCTTCTTCTGCCATGTTATTCTCCTTATATGTGCGTAATTAATTAAGCTGATTGTATGTCTTCTGGGTTAGAGACTACAGCTAAGATTTCATCATCGTTTAATAAACGCAGTTCGCCACCCTCAATTTTGAGTCTAGCTCCTGCATACCTTCCAAATATCACCCAATCTCTTTCTTGACACCATGCCCCTTCAGGGAATTTATTCCCGTCACGGTATGCGTCTGGACCAAGTGCTACCACAAACCCAACATTAGTGCCAATACGTTCTTTTTCTAACACTGAGTCTGCTAAATAAATACCACCTTTTGTCTTTTGTTTAGGACTAAAAGGTAATATTAATATTCTGTACCCCGTAGGTTTAGGGAGTTTTGATTGTAGATCCTCATCTTCATGAACACTTTCTGGAGTAACACTGGGTGTCGGTTCCTTGATATCCGTGAATCGTTCTACTTTATTGGGGATTGGTTCTCCGCCTGAACCGAAGGCTTCTATATTTTTTGACATTATTCGTCATTATCCTTATGCAAGTCTTTTATAAGTGAGAGAGTAAACGACAGACTTGATATTTCGCCTACTATCTTGTGATAACTTTCAAAGTTTTGTATTCCACCACCTGCAAGAGTTTCTTTAAGTTGCTCTTGTCGTTCAATAATCTGTTTACGCAGTTTATCTAACATTATTTTTTTCTAGATTTGGCACCACTACACTTCCATCTTTTTCTTGATAGATTGTTAGGGGTGTTTGGGTTATTCCTTTTCTTTTTAGATAACCTCTTTTTAATTCCTAAGCTTCTAGCACAGTAAGAGTCACCTTTGGATGTTCCTGGTTTGACTCTTGGTCCACCACCTTTAGCTTTACCTGCTTGTCCATAACTAACTCTTTTACCTGACTTAGTTACCTTAACTTTAGCTTTTCCTCTTCTTGGCTTAGCTCTAGCCACCTTGTTGTTGTCTCCTACGGTTAGCGTTACCTGATAAAACTTCTCCTCCGTGCTTCATCATTTTAAAATCAGCACCTGATAATTTACCGTCTTTATTTTTGTCAAGTTTTTTCTGACCACCGTGTAAGGCTCCACCATGAGACATTTTAACACAGTTATCAACACGTTTACCGCCTTTCATTTTAGTGCCCATTTGCTTGTATCCTTTCCAGCATGCTTTGCCGTCTAATCCTTTTTTCTTAGCCATTACTTATTATACCCCTTGCCTTTAGTTGCTTTACCACAACCTTTAGCCATTCCTCTCTTTTTACTAGCTTTACCGCCATTTTTCAATTTTTGTTTTTCACCACCACGATTCATTTTTTGCATGCCTCTATTCATTACGGTCTCCTTAAATGTTTTTTGGTGTTAGTCATTGACCCACCTTTAGTTTTCTTCACCATATCTGAATCTTTCATTATAGACCCGTCTGGCATTTTATGATAGCCTTTAGGTACTTCACCACCGTTTCTCATGCGTCTACGGTTAGCGTTACCGCCCATCATCTCTTCAAAATTAGCTTTATTTAACATTATAAACCTTTAGTCCTAGTATCTGAATCTCTTACGTCTTTTAATATATCACGATAATCTTTACGCATACCTTCTTTTTCTTTTATTAAGGCTTGTTCTCTTTGTTGTGCTATTTTCATTTCTGCTATAGCTTCGGTTGATTGTTGTTTTAGTAAGTCAACTTCAGCTTTTAATTGATCGCTTTGTGATTTCTGTTCTATTTCAGCTTGTTTTAATTGTACTAACGGTTCTACTTGAGCGTTTTGCTGTGCTTGTATTAATGCCTGTTCTTGTCCTGTTACTTGTTGGGTAGCTTGTGCTGCTGCCGTTGCTATCTGGTTCATTACT